GTGGGAACGGTTCAGGCGCGGACGAGTTGGCCAAAGCCTTCGAGTCTGGTGAGTATGGTCTCATGCGACGCATGGAGGGAGTCACCATCGCCAAGGGGACAGCACGTCGCCTCAGAGCCGCCACAGAAAAGCAGTACACAAAGCGCATCTATGTACGCCTGGTCATGGGCTTCGCGGGTTGTTCAAAGTCTCGTCCAGTCCAGGAGTTTCTGATGCAAGAGGCGCACAGTGCTCGCAAGGGGATGTTCAAGATGGGTTTCCCCCGCGCGTTCTTGCGGCAAGAGTGGAAAGAGACCATGCGCAGTGCTGACATTCCGAGCTACTTGTTCAACACCTTTGAAATGAGTTTGCTCCGGATGGGCCGGATGGCCGTCATGGATGAAGGTTCGTTGTGGGCTCCCGGGTCCACCGCGCTGGCTGCGTTGAGCTCTTGCACCACGCATTTCTTGTGGTTGGGATGTCCGGGTCAAGCTCCTCATCATGACCCGAAGGCGGACTCTTTGCTGAACAACTTCCAGCCGGAGCTCATGCGGTTAGCCACATTGGTGAGCAGCAACTGGAAAGGGTACTCGCACACTTTGCCACAGAGCATCGCTCGTGTGCTGGGCGTTCCCAGTTCTAACCCCGTGGAGGGTCGACTCTTGGTCATGCGAGGCTTGAAGCCATCCTTGCCTGTCATTTGTGCGAAGGATGACACGGTCAAAGCCTTGCGCTCCTTAGGTTACCAGGCGTACACGCCCGGCACAGCCCAAGGTCGTCGTTGGCCACGTGTGCAGTTGCTGATCGACGCCTCTCTCGTGGACTACATGGCAGCTGAGCATTTGGTGTCCGCTATTTGTCGCACCTCGGGAGACTTGCTGTTTTGCATCAGTGGCATGCCCGGCGTCGAGCGCAACATGCGTTCCCACCCTTTATTGGGAGCGCTTCTCAAGAAGGGTAATTGGTCCTTCTTCGAGAATGTGATGCGCAAGTTCAAAGTGACAATCGAACACCTGCCGAACATTCATGAAATTCGACAGGCTCGGGCCGACGCTCTTGTCCCTGCGCCTTCAGCACCGCAGACGTTGGAGGCTGGTCATGCCGATGAACCCTACGTGGAAAGCACACCACAGTCTCGGATGGGCCCATGGATGGCGAGTCTCTATGTGGACGCATTGCCGCTGAACCTGGCTGAACCCGAGAAAGTGGATTTGGCGACTTCGGTGCTTGCCCCTGACCGAGTGCAGCTGCCTCTGTGGCATGAAGACGCCTTGGAGGTCACGCTCATAAGTACTCACATCGAGCGCGTCAGCCGCGAATTTCATTCCATCGCGGGCATAAGCAAGTTGTACGACGACACTCGTTACACGGATCCCGCCGCCTTCATATTCCCGCGTCACCGTGCCAACGACCCTGTTCTCAAGGCCGCGACTTGGCGAAAGCGCCTGGTCCCCAGCACGTTTGACCGCACTGAGGCGGATTTCGTGGCTCGTGAACATGTGGGTTTCCTGCTGTGGACGGCTTTCAAGGACGCTTTGCGTCTGCCGGAGTCTCTGCCTGTGCCTGAGACCTCTGAGTATTTGGATTGCCTGTACGAACAGGCTTCCGCCCGCTCTGACGGCAACACGGCAGCTCGCATGCTCGTCCTCGAAGAGAGGGCCGACCCGGACTTTGCCGACAACCTCGTTCACCACTTTGTCAAGGCTCAAATCAAGGGGAAAATGGAGTGCAAAGACCTTGAGGAACCCAAGGCTGGTCAGTCCTTGATGCAAGGTAATGAGCGAATCGTCGCGAAGTTCGGAGCTTGGTGGCGTTTGGCGGCACGTCGCGTTCGTGAGCATCTGCCCGACAACGTGTACATGCACATCGGAAAGACTTTGGGTCAATTCGATGAGTGGGTTCGCGATCATTGGCGCCCCGGGGATCTCTGCACCGTCAATGACTACACGGCCTTTGACTCCACCCAGCAAGGCGAAAGTGTCGTGTTGGATAATTGTCTCCTGGCTTGGGTTGGGTGCCCCATAGAGGTCCGCGAAGCCTATGCCTATTGGAAGACTCATATAGTGAGTGACCAATTGGGCGTGACCCCCGTGCAGACCCACAGAGCCACCGGCGAGAGCGGGACCTGGTTGGGCAACACCCTCTATAACATCGCCTGCGTGGCCCTGCTGTATGGTCCCAAGGCGCTGCATCACGGGGCGTGGTTGTTCGGAGGTGATGATATGGCCACCGATCAACATGTCCTGCCGAGTTCAGCCGGTCTCACGCTCTACACAAAGCACATCAAGACCGTCAGCAAGACTCATCATCCGACCGTGGCGGACTTTTGTGGCTGGGTCCTCACCAGTCGTGGAATCGTTCGCGACCCTGTGCTCCTTTGGCTGAAGTACAAGGCGAAGCTTGCCTATGGACAGGCTCCAGCCACCTTCCTGGCCTCTTACGCATTGGAGCTCAAGTTCACTTACGATGCCGACGCGCGCCTTCTCGAGTTGTTGGACGATGTCGGGAAAGGTTGTTTGATGAGTGTGCTCACGGCAATTCATCGCCACACTCCTCTCGTCGCTGCCCTCAAGTTCTCTCGCTCCTCAGACGCCATCACGCTTGTTCGCGCGAAGATAGCCTATTGGAAGGAACAGAACTTCCGCGGCAAGGCCACCTTGCTTCGTCAAGCTCAGGCGACCCTTAATCGGCTTGAAAGGGGTTATTCTCAGGAGGAATCTTACGTTAAGAAGACAGTTCGATTTATTCTTCCTCCTCCTGAGTCACCACCACATCAAGTGATCATTGAGCCATGTCGAACGTCAACACCACCCTGCCCGCTGAGCTCGTGCAAGGAGCCCCCGTCGTTGTGCCCAATCAATTGGTCCCAATTTCGGTGCCTACCTGGGATAACAATGTGCGCCGTTTCCGCGTCATGGACGGACAATTGGTCGCATCTCCTACGATCGCCGAAGGTGGGAAGAAATCTGAGCGCGAATCCGCCTCTTGGCCTTGGACTTTTGGCAGTTCTCCCCTCGAGTTCACGCCCATTGCCCAGTGGCTTGCGGGCAGCACTTTCGCGTATTGCCTTGCTGCAGAGACGGTCTACTACAGTGGACTTGATTGCGAGGGACTCGCCGTCTCCGCCACCTTCTGTACTCAAGGAGTACTCGACGCCATGCCGAACTACGAAGCCATGGCCGCCAATCCGACCTTCTGCCGAGCCGAGAGTATGCCGGCACACCCAAATGGACTGCCGCCCTTGTTCAAGGTGCAACACGCCATGGGTGAGTACGGAGTTGGAAAGTGCATCAAAAGTCCCGTGGCTTACTCGGGCGCGCCGCGCTTTTGCTCAAGGTTTCAAGTACGTCGCATCGACGGTGCAAAGGTGGTTTCTTCCAAGGACTACGGCAACGTGGAGACGTACTTCACTATTCGTCGGTCCGAAGTCCCCCTCGCGTTGTAGGTTCGATAATCCTCGGGCGACGGCAATCCCACTCCTCGGCAGGCTTTGTTGCTGCGGGGGAGTTTATACATGTTATTGTGAGACGTGCATTCTTGCCGGCCGGTTTTTCTTTTCCCGGTCGAAGACGACCTAGGTACCTCATCCTGAGATGCCTTAGTTTTGGGTCGTT